CATCAAGCACTTTATATGGTGAATGATCCCTCAATTCTTCTTTGATTTTATGTAATACTTCAAAGATAGAAGCCCAATCATGGCCAGAAGCTTCACGGTTTTTCTTACGGAGTCCTTTGTAATAAGGAAAGATATCACGGCGCCAATAATTCCTATTGTCGCAGGCAATGACAACTTCCGGGCCATGTGATTCTTTAAACTTCTTCACATAGGTGCGTATAGTATTGAGGATCATATGGCGAACCAAAACTTCGTCAACGGGAGTTTTAGAAGAACCAATTTGTTCCATCAAGTTAGCAATTGCTACCTGATTATAATCGAAAATAATCATAATGATCCTAGTTTTATTTTATAACTTTCAATAGTATTGTATCACGGTTCAGACGGCCGTTGAGGCAAGATTCTTTCGCCCTCACCGATTCAATAACATTACGCAAGAACACCTTAGACCCTTTTACAACTTCAGGCAATATTGCCTCTGGTTTTCGCAAGGTCTTTTGCACAGATTTCATTTCACTAAAATTGAGCAAACTTGTTCCTTTGATACTAAACCCACTAGCATCTAGAGCATGATAAACACCTAGTTTCCTAGTTTTAACATTAAACACCCATAGCTGTGTTGCACCAATAAGTGTCTTAGGCAACTCCGACTTCAATTTCAATTCATCATTAGATTCACAGAATTGGACTTTTGCAACCAATTGGTCGGCAGATACAGCCTTACGCTTACGAGGTTTTCTTGTAAGTTTGGATGCTTCACTTAATTTCATAGAATCGGTGATAATTAAATCACAGTATGCCACCATCTTTTTCAATTCTGATTTACTGAAATTGGAATAACCTTCTTTCAATAAAGAATCATCGGTGCTCAATACTTCATCAAATTCAGCTCTACGTTTACGGAAGATTTCAATCAGGCGAGTAGCGTGCATTGCCTTAACCCTATCGTGCATAATGCCGAATGGTGAGGTTTGCTTGGAGAATCCGCTAGTAATGTAATCATCAATAGCACCCTCCAACTCTCCTGCGACTTCAGAGACTTTTTCCGCTAGTCGGTCTTGTATAGTCACTACTGGAACTTTCTTCGTGTCCTCGACTGTTTTGGATTCATCCAGAGACATTAACTCGGCAACGGTTTGTTTGAGATTACCGACCGTGGCTTCAGGCAAGATTGTACCACTGGTAACGATACGACACAAGAAACCTATTGTGACATAGGTCTTGCTAGTATCCAATTTACCTTGGATTTTATGCTTCTTAGCATAGTCGGCAATATACTTAGCCGCAGTTTTGGCATCTTTGTTTGATTGATACCAATTCAAAGCGCCAGCAATCTCACTTTGAGATTCCAATTTCTCATACTTAGGTTCAGCTGACTTGCCTAAAATGCGGTCAATCTCCGCCGAGTTTTTTGTTTGCCTTGCCATTCAATAATTCCTCATAAGTATATTTGCCATAGGAATCTATGAACATAATACCATTTACCGTTTCTTGTACCGTTTTACTTATGTACTTAGCCGCCTTTAAAACCGACTTAGCATCAGGAAACACGGCACATTTACCAAACATTTCATTTAGTACAACCGGATTTAAATCGTAGGCCATCGTATCATCATTAAATGAACCGTAGAGGTAAATATAATTATCTTCAGAATAGGTAACTCGGTAACCGTCTTTTGTGATTAGAATATAAACGCCATCTTCCATCATCGCTCCAGAGTCACATAATCTCCGAAGTACTTATCGAAAACAGCTACTAAATTCTCATAATCGCCTGCCATCATTTCCTCACGGATTTGGGTAGAATCCAAATCCAATTGGCGTGCAAATTTTGTGGCATAGCCAATTAAGGCAAATGCATTCCCATCAGGGCCGGTCAGGTCAATCACTTTTTCGTAAACATCTTTCTTTTGACGGATCATCAGTTTTTCTCCATAATATATTTGATAACATCTTTCGATTCTTGCATATCTGAAGCCGATAAAGCTTCTTCAACCATTTCTATTTGCATTTCATGTAATTCACCTACGAACTTCATTAACTGCTCTCCGTTCAATCTTATAAACCGGATCATCCGTGGTTTTTGCGGGTCATCTTCGGGATACATAGTTTCTCCTTGATTTTACTGTACCAGTATATCACAATACTGTATTTTATACAAGACAATTTTTGGATAGTGTTGTTTTTATGCAACAGTACTATTTACTCTATAAAACCATCCTACTATAAATAGGTAGTATTGTCAAGACATTTTTTTGTCAAAAATAAGAGGTAATATATGGATTTTTTTAAATTAGTAGCAGAAGTAGGTTTTCCCATTGCCGCAGCTTGTGCTGGTGGGTACTTTATCTTTCTGACCCTGAAATTTATTCTGGCAGGTGTTATGAGTTCCGTTCAAGGTCTATCTGGTATCATTACAGCTTTAGATAATCGTGTAAAAACCATGAACCATGATGTTATCAGAATTGATATGGTCGTATCAAATGCTTTAGGATTAAAACCTGATGTAAACAGGATTTCCAGAGCAGATGGTAAAAATGATGCTCGGAGAGATTGATGTTATTTTTTGATTATACTTTTATGTTATTGCAGGATGGTAGTGTTAGGATGGATGAAGAATTATTAGCAGAAAAACTTCATGTGAAAGATGGTGACAAATTCGTTATTGAGATTGTTGACAACGTAATCACATTTAGAAAACTAAAAGAAAATGGACATAGCTGAACTAATTAACAAATATGGATTTCCAATTGTAGCTGCAGGCGGTATGGGTTACATGATATTTTTTGTGTGGACTTGGGCTACTAAAGAAGTTAAGCCTGTATTAAAAGAAGCAAATACGGTTCTAATCGCTTTGATTGACCGTATCCGTATGCTTGATAATGACTTGATTAGATTAAATCAAAAAGTTGATGTTGTACTACACCTGCGTGGTAAAACGATTGACCGTGAACGTATGAAAGCTGAAGAAAAAATCAATAAAATCCATGATGACGATGATGATAATAAAACTGCTGCAGCAGGTGAAGGATAATTTATGAAAAGAATATTACTAGCATTAGCGGTTGTGACAACACTATCAGGGTGTATAGTTACTGATCCATATTATGTACAAGCTCAGCCTGTATATGTGCAACCAACACCGGTCTACATTCCACCTCCAGTCTATTATAGACCACACCCGCCACCACCTAGGTGTTATTGGTCATATCATTGGGATCCATATTATCGTATGAATCGCAGCACTAGAGTTTGTAGATAATTACTTACTAGTTGCTCTGAATGTACCATCCCAATCTTTAGGTGCAATCCCAGAACCAACTCTCTCCAACATTGCTTCATAATAATCTGTCATTTCTGGATTAGCTTTCTGACAAGGTTCTATCAAATCACAAGCAGCTGCCCAATGACCTGAATAGTAATTTTGTAAAAACTCTTTGTGTTGTTTTGTTTCTTTAGAGAGGGTGTATATTTTTACACCTTCTTTTTTGCCTTTCACCGCAATACAATCCAACTCCATTACATCATACTCATCTTTAACCTGTTCTGCGGTTATTGGTCCTAAAACCATTTTAACGCCATAAGGTTTACTCTGTCCTTCTAATCTCGAAGCCAGATTGACAGAATCCCCAAGACAAGTATAATCAAAGCGTTGATTGCTACCCATGTTGCCGACAACAACGATGCCAGTATTAATACCAAGACCCATGCCAAAGGCAGGTATACCTTCCGCAACAACCTCTTTATTAAATTCATCTAAACTCTCCATCATTTCTAATGCGGTTTTAACAGCCATCTTGGCGTGGTTCTTTTCATCAAGTGGTGCATTCCAGAATGCCATCTGAGCATCACCAATGTACTTGTCTAGTGTTCCGTTGTTCTCAATAATCTTTGCAGTCATTGCTGTCATGTAACGATTCATAATCTTGGTTAGACCTTGAACATCAACACCATAGTGTTCTGATATTGCGGTGAAACCACGAACATCGGTAAACATAATAGATAACTCTCTACTCTCACCACCTAATTGTAATAACTCTGGATTCTTTTGCAACTTCTCAACCATTGCAGGACTGAGGTATGTGCCAAACTGTTTTTTGATTTGTTGTTTCTGTAAAAACTCACTTACAAACTTAACGCCATAAGCGTGAAGGATGACAAGAATAAGAGTAACCACAGGCATTGTGATATCCACGAGGTAGTTGTATCCATTGAATAGGTAATAAGACCCACCAATGCAACCCAAAATAATAAGTACGGAAGAAAGAAGGCCAGCATAAACATACCTTGTTAAAAATAATAGTACTAGACAAAGTACCAATGTGTATAGTAACTCAGCTCCTTCAGCCCAATCTGGACGCTGAATAATTGTTTCACCAACCAATGTATCTAGTACAGCCGCTTGAAGATAATGTGGATAGATTGCTCCTGAAGCTGTTGCGATAGGATTGTTAAGACCTTTTGCTGTGAGTCCAACGATGACAATTCCGCCGTTAAATTCTTTTGGTAGATTTGATACTGAGTGCTCAATTGGCTTGGAACTCCAATCAACCCAAATTCTACCAACTTGGTCTGTTGTGATTTTTCCAAATTTAGGTATTCTGACCGCTTCGATTCCGTATTCGGTGATTTTAATTTGGAAACTTGGGTCATCTGATGCCACTCGGAGCGTTTCAAGACTGATGCTTGGATATAGCAAGCCTCCAGACTGTACAACCATTGGCACTCTTCTGGTGACGCCATCAATTTCTGGTAAGGTGTTAACAATACCAATACCAGCAGCATTTTCGTTAAAAGGTTTAATGTTTGGTTGTATACTTTCATAATTAATTCCTGAATTGCCTTCTCCAATTACTGAGACACCTGGTCTAAATGGAGGAAAAGGGTTGATTAGTTTTTCATTACTTGCTGTCTGTGGTAAAACAACAGGAAACTTTTTAAGTGTCTCCGTTAATTTATCATCTTGACCAAAACGGTCAGGCTCAGGCATATAGACGTTAAAGACAACCAGCCCAGCACCACGAGAATACAAATCAGTAACCAATTTGGCATACTCGCCTCTTGGGAACGGGAACTGGCCTTTGCTTCGAATAGTTTCGTCATCAATGTTTATAACGTGTACCAATTTTGATACAGAGGTTTCCTTTGAGGTTATTAGTTGGTCGAAGTATCTTAAACGGACACTTTCAACAAAATTCCCATCGTTAACACGAACAACCAAACATAATAGTAATGTGATGAGTGCTGTCCATGGATTGAGTAGTTTTTTCATTTTTGATTTATTGTGATTGTTGTGGTGCCGCCACTATTGATTTTTTGATATACAGCTGAACCATCTTGTGAAATGTTTAACTGTAAATTGGCTTCTTGGCTCACAGAAACTTGTGCAGTATGTGACCCAATTTTATATAGAGTTAATTTTCCTGTATCATCAACACCATACTTCAAACCCGAGGCCTCACTATAACCCGGAAGCATTGTACCTTGTGCAAGCATAGATTCTTGAGATTGAGCTAATGCTTTTGTACTATCATCAAGAAGGTTTGTTAAAAGGTTACCATCGAGAAAGTTGATATCTAGTGCATTGAATTTAGCCAACTCATTTACATCTAGAGCATTGTATTTGAGAAAATCTTTATTAAGAAAATTTACATCCAATGCTGTCTGTGTGGTTGTGTCACTTCTATTATTGTCAGATTTCACCTCTTTAGGTGGTGCAATAATCAGAAGGTTGTTTATGTTTGCTTGGTCAATCGTAACAATGACCGGAGCCGATGGTGAAGAACTTAAAGAAGATACGAGCGTTGTTTGATATGCCGTATCCATGAAAACAGTACCGGCATCATTTGATACCTGAATCGCACCCGTCACACAACCTCTATTGTCGCATGATGGTAATAGCATGATTAAACTACGGCCTAATTCATCAACCGTCATGGAAAAGTCAGTACCCCTAACTGCAACGGTAGCAGTAGGGGTCTGAATATTTACTTGCTGTGGATCATTTTTTGCAATTTGACCGCTTGCATATCTAGCTGTACCCAATACCACTTTCATGGCAAGTTTACCAGAACCCTTTTTAGGGTCATACACAAAGCTATCAATCACCAATTTGGATTGTTCGGTGATATTTACGGTTGTGGCATCCTCAAAAACTAATTTAGCTTTTGATTTAGCCGTAACAATCGTATCATTCATTTCTATTGTCGAATTAATTTTACCATCAATCGACTTCTTATCTCTAACAATTTCGGTTGGACCGGTTTGTTCTGAGATTTTACCAACAGCCGCAAAACTAGTTTGACTGGTTAATAGAAATGTTATTACTGCTGCCTGTAGAATTAACAGTAACGGTCTTTGCAGTAGTTCCACTTTGAGTCACTCCAATTGTGTTAGTATCACCAGTAGCTGTAACATTCACGGTTGAAGCACCCACATTGGTACTTGTATGAGTGATTGTATTTGTGCTACCAACAACATTAATTTCACTATAATGATTTGCACCTGTACCCAAATTTTGAGTAATGATGTTAGCATCACCATTAACAACTTGTTTAATTGTTGATCCAGAACAAGAGGCTGATCCTAATGTTCCACAATTAATTGTCTGAATGTTATTACTTCCTGTTGTATCAACAAGAACTTCAGCCGCAGCACCATTCACAACCATAATCAATTCATTACCAGTACCAATTTGATTGATACTAACTACATTTGATCCACCACCAATAAAAACTGGTGTTGCGGAATCACCTACTTTGTTTCCTGAACCATCTTGTATGATGGTAATTGTTGATGCGTCACCTACTTGGTCTATATAAACTTCATTTGAATGCACATTTGTCAAACCAAGCACCGCCATAATAAAGACGATAGCTTTTAGTTTCATTTTATTTCCTTTTTTGTTTTACTACTTAATGAATCTCCATAATCCCTTCTTTTCACCTTCCATAATCATTTCATATACTGCCTGTTCGATTGCTACTCTAACAGCATATGTTGTTGGTTCATTTGCAGCACTACCCAATTCCAATTCTAAAGCTGATGTGCCAGTATCTAAAAATTGTAAAACACCTAAACTATATGCGGTACTATAAATTGTTTTTGATATAGAATTAGATAAAAGTATTTCACCTGAACTGACACTTATCAACCTTAGAGATACAACAACTTCATCTACTCTATATTGTTGATTTCCACCAATGCCAAGATACCTTGCACCAGCACCACCACTTCTGATATTAGTATCATAACCAATAATACCACCTTCAATCATAATACCAGCAATCGTTAAAGGCTTTAATGGTTTAGCTTGTTTGCCTTCATACACTTCACGTTGATTGCGGATTAATTGTCTTTCTTTAATAAGGTTGTCTAACCCAACTCTCTCAACAACCTTAAACCAATTCTTTGAGTCTTGTAATGCTTTAATTAAAAATGTCTCTGCACCTTGTGTAACGGCTTTACTGAATAGTGCTAACTTCTCATTAGGTTTATTCTGACCAGTCTTATCAATAAAACCATATACAGCAATCGTCATTGGCGGGCCGTCTAACAATGGTAGTTTGTCTGCCAATGTTTTCTTTGGTTCAATCTTAACAGGTTCTTCTTGCACTATTTCTAATTGTGTACTAGCACATCCAGATAATAACGCAAGAAGAATGACAAAAAGGTATTTCATCTAAAATGCAAACCCTGAAACTGGAACTGTAATATCTGTACGATTACCATTCGTTTCTAATATTGTAAGGGTTACATCACTTCCTGTTTTCACCCAAGAGATTGTTGTCCCTTGAAAATCCATTGTTCCATTGGACTTACCACCTTCTGCGAACATTTGGTCGGCTAGTTGTTTTGATAGTTGTGCATAAATCCTTGATTCAACATTGACCAAGAATTTTGCTATGTTAGTATTTTTGGCGTCACGCTCAGCTTTATCAATAGCTGATTGTTTCTCATCTTTTATTTTTTGTTGGCGTTGTTTTTCCAACTGTTCTATTGTGAGGACGTGCGAAGAATATCCCATACCGTTAAAGGCTGGGCTATTAAATTGATGAACTAATTCGCTTGCAATTGCGGGCGATGCCGCTTGAAATATAGAATAACAAAGGACACTAATGAACTTAGTATGTATCCTCATGGTACACCTATTTATGCGCTTGCACTTTTAGGGTACATCTATGCAGTTTTTGGTACTCCCGATTGGATTCGAACCAACGACCAAGAAATTATGAGTTTCCTGCTCTACCTTTGAGCTACAGGAGTATAACTGGTGCGAGTGGAGGGACTTGAACCCTCATTCCTTTCGGAGACAAATTTTAAGTCTGTTGCATATACCAATTTCGCCACACTCGCATTACTGGTACCCCCAGCAGGAATCGAACCCACATTAAGGGAGTAGAAATCCCTTGCATTATCCATTATACTATGGGGGCATTAATTTATTTTGGTGCCTCGGGTCGGACTCGAACCGACACGGATTTCTCCACTGGCTTCTAAGACCAGCGCATCTACCAATTACACCACCAAGGCTTTACCTACGCATCTTCCAAGTGTATTCTTCACCACTTGGGAGTTTTCCATCTTCTACTGAATCAACACCCATCTTACCAACTTGATTTGGATTCTCACCAACCATGGTAACATAAGCACGACCAATATTACGCAAATGATTGGCTTGTGTTAACGCTTCAACCATTTCAATATAATCTTCACTACACGCTTGACCGTTAGGACAAGTCCAATACACTTTATACATAATCACCTTATATAAAACTTGGTGCTGCCCACAGGAATCGAACCTGTTTCAACGGTTCTTCAAACCGCCGCTATGACCACATCAGCTAGAGCAGCATAACTTGGTACATCGTGTAGGGATTGAACCTACGACCTACGCCTTGTAAGGGCGCCGCACTACCGCTGTGCTAACGATGCATTAATTCACTTTGGGGTGACTACTGGGAGTTGAACCCAGACTAGCAGAATCACAAACTGCGTTGCTACCGTTACAACATAGTCACACCAAAATGAATTAACATTTTGGACTTGGTGTTGCGTACACCAAATAAAACGATATTAGACCTTGTATCGGTCAGACATAATGGCTTTCAACATAATAGCTTCTGGAGTAAACTCTGAAGTATCTGCTGCAAGAATTGCTTTAACGATTGAAGGACTGAACCCTGAAACCAAAGCAACACCTGATTCATCATGCTTAACAGGTACGTTATCTGATGAATTGATATTCCAAAAAACAACTTTAGGAACTTCATAACCATTTGAGGTGAATTGACGAGCAATCATCTCCATGGCCGAATCATCATGTTCTACACAAGCATTGAATTGCATATCAGACAGAATCAACAGCATTGATGGCATATCTTCCTGTGGTACTTTGCCTTTTACAGCAACATTTAAAATCTTCATCATGGCTTTCACCAAGTCAGTAGACATACCCCATTCGGATCTAACCATTTGATCCATCTTCTGAATGACATTACCTTTTAGGTTAAGCAATTGCGGATCACTTGAGAATGTTAAAAAGGTGTCTTTGAAAACTCCTTTGTTCTTATCTGCAAGGTATAAACCAAGAGATACAGAAACATCCATACATGATACTGAACTGTTACGACCAGCAGGGCATGACATAGAACCAGAAACGTCAACTAAAGGTAATACATTCGCATCACCAACAAAATTCTCTAAAGCATCCCATTGGGCTACAATGTGGTCTTTTTCGGTTTTGTTGAATGAACCGTATGCTACGCCTTTCAATACATCATAAGGGAATACTGCACCAGCATTCACCTTAACTTTTGGATCGGTACCTTTAACCAATTCAGCCACATACTCCGCAAACTTTTCAGTATTACGGTAGAATGCTTTCTTATAGCGGGTTGCCGCCAAAGAAGGCACATGGCTGAAATTGATGTTATCCCAATCCTTAGCACACATTTGAGATTCTACCACTTTAGTCATTTCAACCAAAGACTTACGATAGAACTTAGGTGTCATGCCGAAGAACTCACGGATTTCACGAGCAACTTCACCTTTGCGGGGTGTCCATTTTGCCGCCAATCCGTTTTTAGCTCTCAGAGCATCACCAAGCAAAGTATATGCTTGTGACTTCAATTCAGAAGTCTGGAAAACAAATAGGTCATCCCAACGACCAACTTCAGGTACTTTCCCAAGCAGCTTCATTGCCAAATCAGGACGATTGTTTTCCAAATACTTCAGAATCTGGCGAAACAACTCACGTTCGCCAGCGCCACCACGAACATCACGAGACCATAAGGCAACTCGCAATGCTAATTCTTCATCCTGCACCAAAGCAGAAACGAAGTCAGCTGTGATATCTTTACCACGGCTGGCACCGATTTTATAGAACAAATCAACTACAGCATTAGCTGTTGATTTGCGAGCTTTCATACCATTGTCGGTACGAGCTTCTTGATTTTGAACTGCGTTTACAAATGAATTCATAATATTACTTCCTCAATTTAACAGGTTAACTTTTTCAAGTTGGCTTTGAATTTTATTGCTGAACTTAACCTAAAAACAACAGGATGGTTTCTACTTTTTGATTAGAGTGAGAAAATCGAAACTCACTATCCGATGGCGATTTTACCCGCCGAGTAGTTTTGCTGCAGCCATCCTAAACCTTGGAGCGAGATATCAGAATCGAACTGATAACAACAGATTGGAAATCTATAGTTTTACCATTAAACTAATCTCGCCTACTTAAACTATGCTGCTTTATCTAATACGAATTTTAAACGATCCGCAGCGAAAGATGCGGCAAACGCTTGAGGTTTTACCAGAGGGATAACATTACACATACCTCTGATGTACCCAACTGCCTCATTGATAACGCATGAGCTACCGTGCATTTCATCGGGATTAATATCCAAATGTACCTCAACATCACGGTCTTCCAAAACGTCTTTCAACTTCAAATACAATTCGGCAATTTTGTATACCTCATTCATTAATCGCATTCTTGGTTTGTCTTTTCTTTGATCCCAATCTCTTTCAGTTTGGACTTCACCAAAGATTTTACAACCATTCTTACCATTAATATGTACTACAATAGCCAATGTGTAATCAGCATACCAATCTTCACCAATGAGGAAACGAGCAGAGTCCGCACCGATATAAATCTTAGTCTCAGGGCTTTGTGCCTCGATAAACTCTTTCACTTCATTAATGTCAATCTTACGCATGATTACTACTCCTTTAAAAAACTTGGAGCGGGTAGAGAGAATCGAACTCTCAAATACACCTTGGCAAGGTGTCAGGTTACCTTTACATCATACCCGCATAACTTGGCACCGCCCGAAGGATTCGAACCCTCACCAGCTGATTTGGAGTCAGTTGTGCTGCCGTTGACACTAGAGCGATAATAAACAACAGGATAGATTTTAACTTTTCAAATTAGAAGTTTGATGTTTTAAATTTGCTGTTACTATCCTAAAACTGGTACAGAGTATTGGGCTTGAACCAATGACCTACGCCTTATCAAGACGTTGCTACTACCAACTGAGCTAACTCTGCATTAATACTTGGCAGGTCCTGAGGGAATCAAACCCCCACTTTTTCGTTCGTAGCGAAATGTAATATTCATTTTACTAAGGACCTAAAACTTGGTGGTGAAAGTAGGATTCGAACCTACGACCGTTACCGTATGAAGGTACTGCTCTACCAAACTAAGCTACATCACCATAATGGTGGACCGTGAGAGAATCGAACTCTCAATTTCTGGTTGCAAACCAGATGTGTTCCCATTAGCACTAACAGCCCGAAACTGGTCTGAGTACAAGGATTCGAACCTTGGACGCCTGGTCCCAAACCAGGTATGTTACCAGACTACACTATACTCAGATATAAAACAACAGGATGGAATTTTCTTTTTATCAATAAAAGTTTTTTTGTTGCTGTTACCATCCTAAAACTTGGTGCGTCAGGTAGGGATCGAACCTACTTGTCCTAAAACCACGGGGTTACAGCCCGCTGCCCTGCCATTAGAGCATCCAACGCATTAAAACTGGCTGCCTCGGGTGGGCTCGAACCACCGACATCCTGATTAACAGTCAGGCGCAACTACCAACTGTGCTACAAGGCAATAAAACTGGTTGCGGAGTGATGGATTCGAACCACCGACCTACAGCTTATGAGGCTGCCGGGATGACCTCTTCCCTAACCCGCAATTAAAACTTGGTGTCGCACTCAGGATTCGAACCTGAACCACTTCCTTTTCGATGGAATTTTGGTATGCTGTTTATATTCTTGTCAGAATACGTTAATAAGTGTGCTACCATTACACTAATGCGACATTAAAACTTGGTGCCCCTACACAGAATCGAACTGCAAACTCCGGATTACAAAACCAGCGTTATACCATTTAACTATAAGGGCGAAACTTGGCGACTCGTGGGAGAATCGAACTCCCGTAAGAGGATAGACAATCCTCTGTAATGACCATTATACTAACGAGCCATCATATTGAAGTACACTTGTGATTTATGCGCCGAATCGGATCTCTGAGAAAGGAGAACAAATGTACTTCAATATGACAACTGGTGGGGGCACAGAGAATCGAACTCTGATAGACCGGTTAAAAGCCGGATATTCTACCTTTGAATTATACCCCCAAAAGTTTGTCACTCTTGTCACTATCCATGACAATACTCCTATAAAAAACAAACAATATGGTACACCGTATGGGTTACGATCCCATCTAGCCACCTTGAAAGGGTGGTGACCTCACCAGAAGTCTAACGGTGCATTAAAATTTACTACTTCAATTTTTAAAGAACATTTACTGCATTTCTTACTATGTGTCCATTATACATGAACCACTCAATAAGTCAACAACTATTTTCATTGTTGCCTAAACAACACTAAGACTACCTTACTGGAAGTGCGAGTCAGATTTGAACTGACGATTTTACGGACTTGCAAACCGTTGCTTTTGACCACTCAGCCATCGCACTATTAAAAATGGCGGGTAGTATAGGATTCGAACCTATGCACCTTTACGGTGGACGGCTTAGCAAGCCGCTGCCTTCGACCACTCAGCCAACTACCCATTTCCGTTACTAAAACCTACCTTACCGCCTTGTGCTTCAATTCTCTTAATTACATCTTCAAAAAGAATCGGTGCAAAATCTGTCTGTTCTACGCATACACAATGATAACGTGGATCAATTTCCGTTTCGCTGTAGATAATTTCTCCAGTCGGATAATTAATACCTTTCGCCTTCATAACACGATTCGTATGGAGGTGTCCATGAATGTTTACACCAAATCTTCCAAGATTTTCTGGATGAAGTGGAATATGGCTAAGAATCATTCCGTTCATTACATGATAAGCACGAAGCTCTCTGAAATGTTCACGATATTCATCATCTTTAAAAATATCATGGTTACCACGAATCAGTACTTTGTCACCATTAAGTCTACGCATAATACCAAGGCTTTTGCGTTTCATCACTACATCGCCAAGATGATATACTTTGTCGTTCTTTCCTACTCTTTCATTCCAGAGTTTGACCATTGCTTCATCCATTTCATCAGGATCAGTCCATGGTCTAATCTTAACTCCGGTATCTTGGTGTGTAAAACGACATACACCAGCATGACCGAAATGTGTATCACTTACAAGAAATACAGCCGGCATAATCTTCTCCTTATCTTATTCTTCCATCAACAACTTTCTGAATTTGATTATGTGGTACACCAGTAATATGAATACCTGGAGACTTTTGACCTCTACCACTTTCATCAAAATAATTTATAAAACTTACACCAAATCTTTCAAAGTTAACATTCGTTGTATGATAAGCACCAATCGTAATTACATGATTTGGTTTTCTCATCTTTTTAGAATGTACTTCTTTTAATACCTGTCGTATCGTCTCAGCACCTAGACTGAAACCATATAACTCATACGGTTTGTTAATTTCACCAATTAACTTTACTGCCTGTTTATTCTGGTCTGCATTGTATATTACCCAACACATATTGTGGTAATATGCATACTCAATAAATATCACTTCATCAAACATTCTATTTGCACCACGAAACCCAAAAATGTAGGTATCACAAGCAAACACATTCATTGAAACAAACAACAACAAGAATAATAATTTTTTCATAACTTTACTTATATGGCGGGCGGCAGAGGAGTCGAACCCCATCCCCATTACAGAGAACCTGGTTTTCAAGGCCAGTCGCAGGACCATCCCCGCTGCATTACCACCCATATTGAAATACACTTCTGATTCTGTTCGGTAAAACAGAATGTTGGCTAGCCTACCTGAAATGTACTTCAATATTGGCAGGGGGTACTGGATTCGAACCAGTGCTGTCGATTTCAAAGACCGATACCTTAGGCCACTAGGTGAACCCCCAACAAAAACTGCATAAATTTTTAAAGAGCGGTAAAACAAAAAACCCTAGAAACTTTCGTTTACTAGGGTTTGTGATGAATTAGATTTTATCTAATATACTACGATACACAAACCCCATTTGATCCAATAAAGCCGCTATTCTCATTTTTTGATGAGCGATAATCGGCCGGCCATGTCGCTAAGGACTGGCAAGGAGATATTGAGAGTGTATGTATAGTTTTCATCATAGTCCTAGTATATATGCTTTTTGTTCTGTAGTCAAGCACTTTTTTCACTATTACCTAAAAATATTTTCACTTTACTATTGTATTCTTATCTTTAACAACTTCACCATTCGGATGAATATAGGCAACAAAGCCATCTTCATCTTTGAATGCTACTCCTTCCCAAAAATACTCTTTTTTCTTAAAATGAGCAATCTGTTCTTCGGTAAATTCAGATACATCCATTCGCATTTCACCTAAGTGCTCTTGCCAATTGTCATCGGCTACATTAGCGATACGGAATGCTTCATCTTTATTTTCGGCCTCGACCACATGAACCATACGGAAGACACCGATGCTTTCAACAATGTATTTCATAATTATCCTTTAACAGAAATTTTCACTCGCATAAACCATGCTAAAACAATAACTGCACACCAAGTACTGAAAGTATAAGGAATCTCCAGAATTGGGAATAACGTATTTAATGCCCAAACGACAAAAAGCGGGCCTAAAGTAAAAATTGCAACAACCAGCATGATAGCAACTAACCCGCCAGCTGCTAGCATAGCGTTTTCCTTGAGTTTATCCGACATTTTCATCTCCAATCGAAAATTCTAGCTTGGAAAGTGAGTCCCAGCGAAAACTTCGCCAGCCTTCAGCTTCAACATCGTACACAGGTTGTGCTTCATCTGAATATTTTCGTGTTCCAGCACTTTCCGTTGACTTTTCAGACTTAGGAATTCGTGCTTCCGACAAAGTAGCGACCATTTCACGCTGCGTTCCGTCTTTTTTCGTAAAAGTCAGCGTTACAACTTCACTTTTTAACAAATCTCTCAACCAATTTCTTGTTTCAGCATCAGTAAAATCAAATTTTGCACTCATTTTTCAATTCTCCGCAATTTCTTTAGCATAATTTTTCAGTTTTAATAGTGTAACACGACTTAGAGTACGTTTGAGGTAATCATCGACCCATTTATAGCTGTTTTCCGTCTTTCTAACAAAGCATCCATACACATTTGCACGGATCAAGCCGTGAACATATGCCTCTGGATCACTAAAAATCGCCTCAAAGTGGTCATCAAATTCTGGTTCACCATTTTCACTCTGTTTAAAGAATATAACATGGTACATATCACCAAATTTTGAGCCACCAACTTTTTCACCTTTATCGAAATCATCCAAAAAATCAAAATAGGACAATTTCAGAGAACCTTCATCGTTTCCCGGCATCAGGTAAAAACCATCAAATTGGGTCGCATTAGGTTCCGACATAAACATCCTTTTGTACGGTACGCTTGCTGCGGTTACGGTCATAGACCTTCTTTGAAACCGCAACCCGCATACGGTACTTGGGTGTTCTCAAATCCTTTGCGATAAGGTTACGCTTAGTGCAACTCATTTAAATTCCTTTAACGAACCTGCCCTACGGGCACCAAAAAACATTAGTAGAAGGCCAACAGCCGAAATTCCATAAAAAATCAAATCAGAACCACCTTCAATACTGGAGGCGACAAACACGATTAAAAATCCCAAAAGAAAAGTAGCTATGCCCATCAGAAATTATCATCCGAAACAACATCAGAATAATCCAAAACGTCAAATACCCACTCAACAGGTATGCCTAACTTCCGAGCTATCATCAGAGGAGTATTGTCGGAATCTTCCAACAAAATCTGAATATCGGTAAAAACATCTTTCATTACAGCCATTTTAAATCCTTGACAAATTAATAACACGACCTGGATAATCGTTGTGAAATACCGCAACAGGGCAATACACGATTTTACCAAATCGACCTTTATCTTCAGCATCCGACCATGAGTCTTTGGTCACAATGATTTTATAGGCATTGTAGCCTTGCTCGTTGGTGATTTCCAAAATTTCACCTTCAACGAAACAATCTTCACGACCAACCATAGGTTTAAAATCGTAAGAGCGAATAACATCACGGACTTCAAATTTTTCTGCTTTCAACATTTTCTTTCCTTTCTCATTCAACAGGATCCATTATACATGAACTGGCGATGGTGTCAAGGGGCTGTGCAAAAATACAACACTTTATGTTGCTAAAAAACAACACTAGAAATTTAAATATTTACTTGCAATAAGAGCGAGAACCAAAACAAAGCCAAATAATAAAATTGGTGCAATGATAACGCAACCTATTGCAAGTAAAATACTAATCATAATATAAAAAATACATAAACTAAAAAGCAATTAATAGCTGCATAAACAGCACCCATTAATAAAATGGTTGCTATGTCATATACGAGTCTAGGCATTATTTTTCCTAAATTTAAAACCTGTAAGTGCCGACTCGACCAGCACCGGCAGGCGGTGGTGTATTCCCATAACTAGCCGGGACAATCATGGTATTCTGAATCGGTGTAGTGCTAACAGGTGTTGGTTGGTGTATGTATGCAATATTGCCAGGAACGCCGTAGTATTCACTTTGCGGTTGTGGGTAATATCCATTTTGTTGTGGTGGGGGCGGATAATATCCGGGTGGATATTTTGGTGCATGATAACCGCCTGGAGGATCCACAGGGTCGCAATGAACATTGATTGGAATTAAAACACGGCCGCCAGAATTGATTTTCTGAGCCACATATTCCACATTCGGTCGCATATTCTCCCTTGTACATTCCCTTGAGGCCTGTACAATTTCTTTCCGATGCATAGCTTCCGGGCCATCATAGCCAGACAACTTATGGACAGGCGGAGAAGAACAACCTGAAAGGGCGACAACACCAGAGACAACTAACAGTTTAAATTTCATTTTCAACTCCATGTACGGTGACGTTCCGCCACCCATTCGTTACCATCATATTCTTCAATGTACCAATCTACATCATCGGGAATTTCCACGATTTTTAAATCAGCACAGGCACCGTTGGCAGCATCTCCTAATTCCTCAACAATCCGAATCAAAGCCGCATCATTACGGGAGATATCACGGTCATAAAAACCAGCATTAGGCCATTCAATACCTTTCAATTCCAGGTAACGAGCAATTCCTGATTCCGACAAACTAAAACCACCATAGCAATTATTAATTACAACTTTCACAATATTCACCTAAAAAGTATTAAGAGTAGGTTCCAATTCCGCAATCAACTCACGTTCCCGTTGATGAGCGGGTTTTCGACCACGAACAATTTCCAAAACTTCGTACCGATAATCAGCCTCGATATTGTCACGGAGAAAACAACAGAAAGACCAATCCTTGTCTTCCTTCATGGCACGGCTAACGTGCTTCTGCCAGCGAACCTTAACTGACCGAACAAACGCTTGACCCTGTGCAACGGTTAGACCGATGTACGAGTCTCCAGTATTTTCGCAAATAACACGATATAATACATGGTTACGGTCGGATCGTTTTTTTCTCATAAAGATTCCTTTCTCATTACAGGATCCATTATACATGAGCCACTAGTAATGTCAAGCATTATTTTGAGAGTGTTGTTTTTAAGCAACATATAATCCAACCAAGTAAATTGCTAATAATACTGAATTAATCAATATTAAGGAATATTCTTTCCATTTAATGGCAACGATTAACCATGATAATGCTCCAATATTAAAGAATATAATATTATAGGGATCCATTTTAAAACTGGTTAATAAGGCACCGATAATTGTGGTGAAAGTGGCAAACCACTTAATATAAAATATAGCATCTTTTTTCATCATGGTTCCATTATACATGAACCATGCCCAAAGTCAAGGTTTATTTGGAGAGTTGTTGCGTGGAAACAACACTATCATCCGACCATCTGATCCTAAAGAGGGTCATCGAAAAAGAGTACTCGAAATCCAACCATGGGTAGTAGGAATCGTGTTCCTGAATTTCAGTACCTTGTTCTTTCAACCATGCTTTGAATTCTTCATTGTCAGCATTCTTGTTTTCCAACCACCAAGTGGCTGCATTGACATAGTAGGGTTCAACAGGAAGTCTGTACATACATCACCATGAGGAACTGTAGTAGAAATTAATATTGTAATCTTTAACCTGAGGTAAATCAAGGAGAACATCCAGACGTTCCACAGTATACTTCAAGTCCTCTAAGTACCATTCATCAACCTCTGTGGAACCAAAGAAGAAGCCAGATTGTGGAGGAAGTAGCTCATCTGCTCTACTAGGATCAACCAAAACCTTATTACAGGTATCTCGCAATTCTGCCAAGGTTTCAGTATCAACAGAATACTCAGCGCAGTTATCCACACCATCTTGGATTTTACTTACGAACCAACGGTGAATAGCATTTGCCTTGCGCCAGTACATAGCCTCAAAACTAACCTGCTCAACTTCACCAGAGAAACCAAAATCAATTGCTGAAACTAATTCACGCAGCTTAGCGTCCTCAGGATTATACTTTGAGAGGTACCGCTTGGCTGTCAAGTACATATCTAAACCCATCATTCACTCCTAATATCAATAACTTCAATAGACCCATGCCCTTCGATATCTTTCTTAAAGGACTCTAGTACACCGCTTGCATAACCACTTAGACCAAACGAATTCTTACCACACTTGTAAACGCTACCAGAATGGTTGATAAACTCATAATGATCCTCATGCTCAATCGTTTCAGTAATCCCGGAACTTAACTTCCAAGAATCACTTCCAAGATAACCACCGTACCATGAAGCCATCACCTTGCGGTTAACTTCTCCATCATTAGTTCTAAACTCCACAACGATCCATCCATCGGGAGTATATGTTCTATCACTCATCATCATTCTCCTGTTCCCAAACCATTAAATAGACCGAATGTAATTTCCTATCGGGGAAATGGTTTTTATAATTTTCCATTACATCTTCCAAATCTTCACCACCGAATAAATCAAAATCACCTTCATCAGAGCGACAACCATAAATTTTATCACCCATCATTTCACCTATCTAATTGACTCAACGCTTCACAGATACAAGAATCTGCACAGGACATTTGATCTTCAATATCCGTCAGACCAGCTTCACAGGCCTCATGGTATACATCAGAAAGTAAATTCTGTGCTTGGTCAAGCTTATCAATCATGCCCTCACGATCATAGGAGATTTCCGAAGGCTGCCAATTCACACACAACTCAAGCATACGAGCTCTCAAATCTAGAATCGTTTTCTCTTGTTCCTGCATAACCTTAGCATATCGTTTAACGATAGTTTTAAGGGACTCAACTTCACTTACTAAATGGTGTGCATCACTCATTATTTACTCCCAATGTTAACCATGCCACGGAAATCAGCAGGAACAACAACAGTATTCACTTTACCGTTCTTGATGCCTTCTGAGATATTCAGCATAGCCTGTGCCTGCATATAGGCGATAGAAGCTGCCGATTGGTTAGTCAATGCTGCCATACGGCGAGATTCAGCTTCTGCGGTTTTAACTTCAACTTCTTTCTGTAGCAATTCATTCTTAGAGCGAACCAATTCGTTTGCAGAGACCACAACAGAATCAGCAGGAGTCAATGCACGAATAAGAACCTGTGAAACGGTAATAGAACCACCAAGGTTTTCATCTTGCAATGTCTTAGCAATAATATCCTTCATGTCCTGTTCCATCAGAGCACGATTATCATTCATGGTCAGAGCATCATACTTACGAGCCGCTTTGTATGCAGCATTCCGTGCAGTCTGAGCAACATAGTTATACATCAGGTATGTGTCACCACTTTTGTCGGTAGCATGGAAACTACGGTTCTTGGAGACGTACAACTCACTTACCTGAGAGGGGTTGATATTGTAAACGATAGTCACATCCATATCTTTCATGGTAGAGTTATCTTTTGCCAAAGGAGTCATATCATCAACCTTAACCGAAACATCACGGATAGGGAATGTTAGTACGTCACCGATTAAAGTCTGATTGAAGGAACCAGGCATTAATTCGCCGGGCTTCACCTGCTTATCAAACCCAACACGGACACCAACTTCACCTGTTTCAATACGGGTACAACCAACAGTAGTGGCCACAAGACCGGCAATAACAGCAAGTTTAAAATTACGATTCATAAAATCCTCAAAATAAAATAACGAAAAATGTTAATACAGTAATAGTCAGTACAGTACATAGGATACTATAAGACACAAGTTTTGTCAAGCGCCACCGTTGTTTATTTGTGGCAGACCTGAATGCAAGTATGCCGAAATAGAAGGCAAAGAATAGCACATGGAACGCTAATAGGAATCTAATCATTTTCTAAATCCTATATGTTGTGGTAGCTTTGTTACCTGTCTTGGGGTCAACGAATTCAATATCAACACCTTTTTTAAGTTCCTGATATAGTCGTTTACCAGCATCATCACATGACTGGCAAAGTTTGAAAGTTCCCAGTACCATGATGTAATTACCGTTATGTGGCTTTCTACAATTTATACAATTCATTACTCAACTCCATAATCACGCTTAATCAAGTAGCGTATATAATCAATGTCACCAGAACCATCATTAATGGTTTGCAGGATATCTTGGACAATCAGTTCACCGAACAACGCAAGGTCTCCATCAGTACCTGGTTCTTTTGTATGAACCACAGTAACATCATTTCCAGTTCTTTCAAATTTAATAAAATAACCAGCTTGTTCAGCCAGTGCTGCTAATCTACCGTTCATTTTACTCTCCTGTTCCACCAATGTTTTGCAGACTCAATAGCCTCGTCCCTAATGCTATATGTGCCTTTCTTTTCTGACCACGTTTCGTCATCAAATTTTCGTGATGTAGCGCCACACTCACAAACGACATACCACTTTCCTGGATAATATCCCCATGACCCACTATCACTTTTCAATATTGGTTGTTTACCATCGAATGGGCAGGGTAATATGTCACGGTTCATTTTTTCTTTCTCTTTTCATCTTCGGTTGATTTTGAACCACTTGAACCACTCACAACAGGCGCTGGGGCAACAGGTGTTGGTTTAGGTGCAGTGACAGATGTTTTACCAGCCGATGATGCACGAGCTCCGCCGCCTCCGCCGCCACCACCACGACCACCGCCTCCTTTTGCCAAGGTATCTGCGTTAATGACAAGTGCTAGTAATATTGTTGCCAAGTATTTCATTCTTCATCCTCATAATGTTCATCTTCAGGGTGACCCTGATCCGGGCCAGTATAATGTGGGTTACGTTCCCATGTATCATAATCGGAAAGAACCCATTGCTGGTCTGCTCTATCTTGACCAACAATCCAAACCCACTCACGAACTGCTTCTCGCATAAAACTCATTTTAACATCCTTTTAAACACGGGAACCAAACGGCGCCGTAGACGCTCTTGGCGAGCTTCCGAATTATTACGCCAATCTACAGTATTGCGCCAACTATAACAATCGTAGTATTCATTATTAGAATACTCTGCATAAAACTTAGCAGCCTGGTGTGCTGATTTAAATCGTTTGGTATACAGATATTCTTTATTGAGGTAATAATCTTTCAATTGCCAATTAATTACAATTTGTTTAACACTCTCAACTTTAACAGGAAGTCGTTCATTCATTTCTGTTCCTCCATAGACCTAACGAATGCTGCGAATTGCTCAAGGTTCAGGTTCTCCTTCAACTCTCTGGCAGCTGTTAATGCTCTCATAGCTAAACAATCATCCAAATGGTCAAACTCAATATCAGCACCACAACAGGCCATATAGTCAACACCATACTGGTCAGTAGCTCTGCATTCCGTATACTCTTTAAGTGCTGCTACGATTAAGTCCAGTTGTTTCACTTTAAGACCTCTGCTGATTTGAGCTCACCAGTTTCACCGTCAAAAGTCAAACGTAAGTTAGGGTGGATATTAAACCTCCAACCAGGTACATTGACCGTTGCTTCATGTACATAATTTGGTTTTGGTTCTGGCTTAACACGGTACTCAACTTCATTATCCCAAACAGGGTAAGCTACATCCCTCCATTCACCAAGCTTGCTTTTAAACTGAATCGTCTTACATTCTGCCCATGCTACGATACATTCATAATGTGGATGTTTCATGTTATTCTTCCCAAACGGCTGATTTCTTTTTAACTGAAATTTTATGTTTAGCTTCTTCAAGAGTTTTATAAGTCGTTCCTATATTAAACCAGAAAGGACTAAACCAAGTCCGGCATTGTATAGAGTAACCACAATAGATATCAGGGATAACTCTATAGCGTGTTCTAAAGATACGTTTTAACATCACTTTAATTCCTTTAAGTTTTTAAGTTTACAATGTCCCACAGCATCCTTTGCAAATGCACTAACCTTAGGACACCAATCGTTAAATTTTGCCAATGGGGAATCCTTAGGGTGTCCCGCATTATGATGGTGTATACAACCACGACAATGCTTGGTCATTATAACTTCAAGTCCTGTAGAGTAGCGGCAATGATGGTTTGAAACAATTCAGGGTTACTTACACAGGCACTCTGAGCATGATTGATAATACTCAACCTAGTTTGAAAGTCAGCTAACTGCTTTTCTTGGCGAGCTGCTTTCTTTTTGGGTTCCAGAATACGAGTTCCATGTAGAGTATTTCCCCGATGGGAAGTCCACTCTAGGTTTGATAATGCATTATTAAGTTTATCTCCATCCTTATGGTTCACAATAGGATGCTTCTTGGGATTCTTCAGGAAAGTAATTGCGACTAGTCGGTGCAACTGGAACGATTTAGTCACTCCTTTAGAATTTGAAAGATTAACATTACAGTATCCACTACCAGAGTAACCTTCAATAATTGTTTCCTTTCCTTTCTTATAGGAAATCAATCGACCATCAGTAGTGACAGCATAATCAGAATAACCTGGGACTTTCTTGGTAACGATTTTAGACATTTTAAACCTCAAAGTAATCAGAATAGAGTTCCACCAAGCGCTCGCTAGGAAGACCAGAGAGCATATCGGTGGTGAAACCGGGAACAAAACTAAGAACCTCAATCAATTCAGGGCGAGTCATAATCAATCTCCGTAATAACCGTAATCTTCATCGGTACCATAACCGGCAGAAGCCATACCAGAATCAAAGTCACCATCCATCGAATCATCAAAGTCCGAATCAGACAGCTCATCAGTATCAATGTCCATGGAATCCATGTAATCATTGAAACCGGTATCATAAGCAATCGTATCCATCTCCCTCAGAATATCAGAGGGGTAGAAATCAATACCACCAATAACGACAGGGCCAGATTCATCTAGCATTTGGTTGTAGGCATCATAAGCCTGTTCCATTGTTTTAATCATACAATGCTCGCTAAAAAGAGGTAAGAGACAAAGAAGGCCACAGTACAGAGTACCAGGCAAATAACATCTTCCACAAAACTGTATTTCATAATCTTTCCTTTAATTACTGCACAAGTAGCAATCACCGTCTTCGGCATCAACATCAACGACCTGGTACCAGACATATTTAAAACCATTAAAACCATAGACAGGCGATGCCTTGATGAAGTCACAGCGATCATTTGCCTGTGCTTCGGTTGGGTATACACCCAAGATGACACCTTCTCCGTTCTCAAATTCACCACGGACAATATGTATTAACTGCATATAACTTCCTTATTAACTTTATCAACTCAACAGGATCCATTATACACGAACCAGTGGTGGTGTCAAGCTAGACTGTTGTATTAAAGCAACAAAATCAAAGGCATATTCATGGCCTACCAGAGACACCTCAACCTTGCCATTGTAGTCCTTAAACAACTTGGAGAACACCTGGCGAGCATCAGGTTCACTTGCAATAACAAACAAGGTACCATTCACAAAGTAAGCCTGACGATCCTGTTTAAGAACCTTTGCCACTTTATCTAATACGATTTTCTCGAAAGCCATTATGCAGCCTCCAGTAAATATTGATAGGGTAGACCCAAACAGAAGCAGAGGTAGCTCATATCAGAGCCACAGTCCTCTGCTTCAGCGATCCAACGAATAGCCGTGGTGCGGTCTTTAGCACCGATAGCAATGAGGTCGGCGATACGAGCCTCAAAGCGAACAACAGCAGCTGCCTCTTGGGCATCCCGCATCGCTGCATTTTCCTTGCAGATACGAGCCAGCACTTCAAACTCACGGTCGAAGTCCTCTAGAGACCAGCTAGAGGTGTCAATATGGCGAGGGCGGAACCCATTAGCCTCCTTGTAGAAGTCCGAAAACTCGCAGGCAGCCTGCTCAAGGGGAGACAACTCAGACCAGCTCTTAAATTCATTCATTTGTAATTCCTTAATAACTTTATCAACTCAACAGAATCCATTATACACTAACCATTGCCGGTGTCAAGCATTTTAGGCAAAACTCTAGCATTTGTTGCTTTTTTATTGTTGTTTTTTTGCAACAGCACTAGTGCTAAAGAGGGTGAGTATCCGCCACGTCCATCCCCTTTCGTTCGACAGGTACCATTATACTCGGTACCTGCCTGGAGTCAAGGAATATCTCAAAAAATGTTGCTAGGATACAACAGCTTCGTGCAGTTTGTCCATGACATTACTAACCTGTTCCAAGACTCGGGTTCAGAAGAGTCTTGGAACTCGACCAGAGCGCTCCAAATCAAGTCCAATTCATCTTCCGTCATGGTGATAGTGAAGGTTCTGCTCATAATGTCACCGGTGATTGTTTTACAACAGGCATAACAGGGTGAGACCGAACAAAGTACAGAGTACAGTCCTCAGAGTTATCCTGTTCCATCTGCCTAGCTACCAACTCAGCATTACCACGGTCAGCAAAGGCATACCGAACCTGCTCTGCATACTCGCCCCCATCATCTAGAGGTGAATTGTCCATGGTATACCGCAGCATTACAAGGTGAATTTCATTCATCTTTATTCCTTTTGCTCAATGCAAGCTTGAATTTTTTCAATGATACCCATATAAGCACAACTTAGGTTATAGTCCTCTTCGGAATTACCTAGGTTATCGGTATAGGATTCAAGTGCTTCCAGAATTAAATTTAAATCCCGACCTACATAGAATTCCACTTTATCCATTTCAACTCCTTTGGTTACCATATTGAAACACACTACCCCGACACATTCTCTCCGGAATAGGCTTACCACGCCGTGGACTCACTATCTGAAGTGTGTTTCAATATGGTATCTCTACCATACCACCACAACCGGTTGTGGTTTACGACTATCTGATGCTCCAGGGCTCATACTGGTGCTTCTAGCCGTAAGTGAGCAATCTAAACCATTTTAACTCCTTTGTTTACCATATTGAAGTACACTATCCAGAGAGCTTGACTCGCCCCTCCAACTATTTACGAGAATGGCCTAGTGTACTTCAATATGAGGTCTGGTATACAACCGCCAGACCTTGCGGTCAACAACTTACGCAGCGAGCAAGTCAGGCATAACCATCTTAGTCACAACGACCTTAGAAGGCTTCTTAACTGCTTTGCGAACAGCTTTGAGCCCGACAGGTTTAGCCATCAACTTATCGAGGCGTGCCTGCGCCTTAGCGATAGCGTTAGCACGCTTCACAGTAGCGAGGTCAGCCTTGACCTGTTTAGTGAGGGACTTCTCAGCACGAGCCTGAGCGGCGAGGTACTTTACACGAGCCTTCATCTCAACAAGAGCGGCACGAGCGGCGACCAATTCGGTCTGGGAGGGGGTGAGGACTTTTGACATTTTTACTTCCTTAAAAAAGAGAATCAATTAACTTACTACAGGAACCATTATACACGAACCACTACCGAAGTCAAGCACTAATTAGCTTTGTTGTATTTCTGCAACATTGAACGGTACTGGAAACTTCACAGCATGACGAGCAACCACCTGCTCATCGGTCATGCAAGCAACATTCAGGGAGTGGTCGCCAGTAGCGCCACTTATCAAATCATACACCATCTTACGGCGCATTTCAGCACTCAGAGGAGCTGTCCTCTCAGTCACCAAGAAATCATCTAAACTCATTTTTACTTCCTTTCTTATTCAACAGGATCCATTATACACGAATGGGCAACGGTGTCAAGCTTTTTCCGTAATCTGTTGCTTTAATACAACATATTGGCACGGATGGTATCACGAGCCATCCGCATAGTTTTGGCATGAATTGCCTGTACCCTTTGAGTGCATATACCATGCTCTTTTGCCAACTCAACAAAGGTCATGCCGTGAACCTCACGACCAACTATGATATCAAGCGCACGAGCAGCGAGCTCTTTAGTGAATTGGTGGTCATGCGGCCCACGATGGTAGACTATACGTTGATATACCAATCCAAGAGCTTTCTTTTGGTCTATGATATCATCAAGCATACTACACCCCCACCCAGCGGACAGAACCGAAATTAAACTTGGGATCTAGAATGTTACCACGAGCGAAGTTGGTGGCAGGTGCCTTGTAGGACTTAGCCATCAAGATATCACCAACCTTAAACTTAGGTGTAGGTTTAGCCACGATGAATGAGTGGACAGAACCTTTGATGACCACTTTAAGGTACTTACTGCCAGCCATCACGACCACACCCTCATTGAACCGCTTCACCATCTCTTGGCGTACGGTAGTCATCTCGCTGAAGTCAGCATAACTCGCCTTAATGGCCTCTAGGTACTTCTGAATCTGTTCTTTCATGTTAATGCCTCTCTAGTCTTTATTGAAGGGTGCATAACCCTTAGGGAACCGCAACCCTGTATTTGGGTCACACAGCTCACTCAGGTCTAACTGAGCGTAGCAGTCTTGCAAGGTCTGACAGCATTGCAGTAACTCAATATCAGTCAGCAGACCAGTACTGTACTGGCTAACAATCTCGAGCAGCTCTTTGTGCAGCTCATCGTTGTGAAATCGACTCATTAAAACTCCATAAACATCTAATGAACCTCCATTATACATGGTTTGAGGCAGGAGTCAAGCGCTGGCGCTAAGGTAATGGTGGGTTGTTGCTCCACAGCAACAGTTGACATAACGTCCGTTATACGTCTCCAAGGCTGTTGCGTGGAGGCAACACCGGCAATGGTGGCTCTTGACTTTGGGACTGGTTGGCGTATAATGGTTGGTGTCGAAGGTAACGGGGTGGACATGGCGGCTGCTCGTTAATATCAGAGTCTATAACCATCGTCATCATCGTCCAAATTCGGTATATCCACCCAATAATCGTCCGCCTTTAGAGATATTAAACTGGTATGCACGGTCGCCTGCCTCGCAATCGCCTCAGGAGTCAGATTATAATCCGTTGCGACCTCTCGCATGGCCTCTCGCATTCTCTCTGTGGGTTCTCGGTCGGTACTCGCACAGGATTGTGAGCAATATGGCCCACGTTTCCGGTGTTTTTTCTCGCAAAATTTGCAGTTCTTTTCTTTATAGATTCCAGGCATTTTATGTCAGGTCGGTTACTACCTAATCCGCAGTATAATATTCTGTGGATTCTATGGTTTGCGGCATATTATACTGTATCACTAGATTCCTAATCTCTTATATACTCTTATTTGTTCTTGCAATTTTGGTTTTCTTTCGCTCAAGATATGTTAGTTCCATATGACAATTAGCACAAAGTATTCTACACTTGCGCCATTCTTCTATCATTGTTCTTAATAGAATTTTTGGATTAGTAAGTTGCCACATTCCGCCAGTTTTCATTGTTTCGTGATGGCCATTTTTTGTTATAGGATTTTTAGTAGTAGGATCAATGTGGTCGAAACACAATGCCCTAGGATGTTTGTTATATCCACATATTGCACATCCGTTCTTAACTTTCCAATAATCTGACCAATGTTGCCTTCTTGACCTGAGCCATTTTTGAGTTTTTTTAACTATGGTTTTCATTTATTAATCTCTTTCAATACTTGTTTGTTTATATACTCGGCTATCTCTACTGAGGTATTCTCTATTAGCTTCTCTGTATTAACTGGCGGACAGGTATGGATTTTATGGCATCGTGGGCATATCATTTAAATTCTTCAATCATTTCTGCATACGCTTTCTTAATGATATCGGCATAGGCCTTCTCTACCTCATGCTTACCATACTTTTGTTCTGATAATATTCTAATAAGTAAATCTTGCTCTCTTACTCTGGCTTCTAATTCTTTCAGTCGGTTCTGAGCGGCCTCAGCCTTTTTATATGATTCATATGAGGTCTTAATATATGGGTATAATGAGAGCATTCTATTACACAAGGTATTCCGTTCTTTGAAATGGTCACGTTGCTTCTGTAGCTTTAATATCTTTTTCTTCAGGCGGCCTATGGTTACGGATTCTTCTGTCATTTTATCTCCGTATGCGTGGTCTCACCATACCTAGTACTGGAAACCCACTGGCGATTACATACTGCACATGATACATTGGTCGTGGTTACATTACCATCGGGATTCAGGTTGTTACCGTTCTTATCGTACTGCGGTTCAAAATACATGGCAGTGGTCGTGGCTATACCGCCTCTGAATATACATTCTTTTTCACATCCTGGATTTGGATTATCAAACATTCTCTACTATCTCCACGGGTGGTAATTGTTCTCTCTGACTCTTTATATTGTCCATTATACTCTTTATCTCACCCGTAATTGGGTTATCATGTGGCATATAGCAATATATTCTATTCAATAGTCTTAATAGGTTGTTCGGATCCATCATCTAATTCCTCATACCAAATACACTCATCGGTGTGTATTAATCCTTTACCAAAAATATAATCTGGTGCACCACAACAGGCACAATATCCGCTTATAGCATTTGGATCATTATTATCAGTCGTTTCCACATATATCCTTTGAAGTCTTTGTTCTATTACCCCTTGCTCTGATTTCTTTCACGCAATAACCTGCACCATCCGAACCAGTAACATTGTCACCCATTATTCTGTCAGCTATGTCATCACACAACGCAGCACACGCCTCACGCTCGTCTTGGCGCACAAGCTCGGCAAAGCGTTCAAGTTCTGAATCTTCCCAAATTAAATTCGGGTTTGATTGCTTGGCTTGTCGTACTAACTCTTTTAATCGTTCGTTCATTTCTTATCTCTCAATTTACCAATAAACCCTAGATTCTTACCGCATTGACGGCATATTGCATCACATTTTTGTGTCTCATTATACCCACCGTCATGCTTACACCTTGATTCTTTGTACCATTGTACGACACTAACGACTATAATTGCGGTAATAGTTAACACTATCACCACCAAGGTCAATATATCACCAATTGTATAGATAAACATTTAATAGAATCCATTTTGAATTAAACTCATAATAAATCTCCAACGATGTTACTATATTTTTTAAGTTTCTCTAGTTTACGGGACATGGCCAGTTCTATGCCTGTCTCAGATATAAACCCCTGTTCTTCCAATAATACCACAAGACATAGAAAATCACCAATCTCCTGTTCAAGGTTTAATCGGTTATTGCCATTATCACCAAACCTACGGTATTTGGATACTGCCTGAATTACCTCGGCTGCCTCTTCTTGAAGTATGCCAAGGGTCTCCATTAATTTACTATTGCTCATTTAATGTTACACACAGCCCTAATCTCTGATGCATCAAAACCTGCCATCATACCGGCAACGGTGCATTTATATTGAGCGTGAGTGTGATATGCCGCAACACCAATCATCATAGCAATAAATAATAGGCCTGTGATACAGGCTAAAATTCCTTCTTTCATTTTACTTCTCCATTGTTAATATCATAAATCTGCCATGCACCAGCATTTTTGAGCATTATACTAGTCGGTTGAACACCCAATCCTTTATTTCTGTGTTTGATTATCTGTATCAATGAATTGATTTGGTTGAGGTCAGGTCTGTCCTTGTATGTACCAAGGTAAAACCCTTCAATGGTTTCCAACCCACGCAATTGAATAACATCACTCACGAACACATATTCGTTCTTATTGTATCCCATCTTGTGTATGTGTTGGTTATATTCTCGCACATTACCTGCAACAACGAATTTCATTAACAACCACCTCCGCCGCCTTTTTTAACCACCTTGATATCGCCGCCATAACTGCCGCCAACTGTTGTATATGGCGTTGGATATGGTGTTGGTTTTCCCCATGACCACATATCAGGTATACTCGGCGTGACTGGTGATTGTGGGTAGGTTGATGTAACCTTAACGAAACAGGTTTGCAAATGGTCTTTAATCATACGCCATTGCCATTCATTAGGCATATTGCCACCGTTCATCTCCACGAACCCTTGTAGCCAGTATGTAAATTGGTCGTGGTTCATTCTTCATCCTTTATACATTTCATATATTCACGTTGTTCAAATTTCTGTTCTTGCATAGTCTTTTCACCCCAGGCCTTACGAGGATTCATGCAAGCGATACAATTTTTATTACCACAACCAAACATAGACCTCTTGGCATACTTGTGGGGATTGTCTACCACATTATCAAAACCAAATGTCTTGGCTATCTTAACCTTTCTTACAATCTTTTTAGTCTTTTGTTGTATACGCTCTGAATGTTTGAGTTTATCATCTTCTGTACTCATATGTCATTAATCCTTCTCTCAAAACGCTTAGGTTGCCATGTAATTGTGCCGTCAGGCATCATTCTCAATTCAAACCTCATACGACCTGTCACAGCATCAACCTGCCCTTGTTTATAGGCAGGCATATCTTCTTCATATACGATTGATATAATACCCATTATGCAACAACCCATAATAATACCAATAGCTAAAACTATCAGTATGGTAATCCTATCAGTCATACCATATGATGCCTGCGATGGCAATATATGTTAAACTATGCAATAATTGGTCAAGACCTAATAACCACCAAAATTGTTCATGTGTCGTAGGTGCCCAACCCATTTTCTTATTGATGTTCATCTTAGCCCAATCTATATGGTAATGTATTACACAATCTAATGAGGCAATAATAACGGCAAACAATGGATCAACAAAGAAAACAAGGCACAATAATGTACCGATGCCATGTAGCCCTGCATGGAGTACGCCACCCATGTGTCCATATGTGCCCTTGTTCGACCATTGATATTTGTTCTGTAAAGGGAAATCAATAATGAAATGCTTAAGGAATAATAAGGTCAGTATCAATATCATTTCTTAATCAACCCCTCAATCATTCTCTGTGTTTTACTCACCAATTGGTCAGCGTGTAATTGATAGGCCAATATCTCATTCAAATCTGCTGTGTCCATTTCACCATCATAATCATCACCAAACCATTTTTGAATCTTGTATAGACCGTCTTTCTCTTGTGTAATTTTGTATCTTGTTGTCATAATTTTAGCTCAGTAAGTTCACCTGTGTTACCAATATCACCACGAATAAAAGTATTAAATGCAAGGCTAGTTCTAAGGTTCTTACCTTCTTTCTGTTCAACCATGTGCTGCAACTCAGACGGAAACATAACAAGGGCACCAGTGCCGACAGGGAACCACCATGATTCTGAATTGTATAGATTCCATGTGGCTATATCAGGTTTGATTCTCTTGTATGCATCGGAACTATAAAACATAATCTTGTCCTTGTCCTTATTAGAATCAAGGTACAATACACCAGAGACCAGACTATTTGGGTGTGCATGGCGATGGTGATATTCACCAGGCTTTGTATAGTTAATCCATGATTGTGTGATGTATGGTTTAACCTTATCTTTCACACACATAATATTAGTATAGTATTCAGTAACATATTCATCCAATACCTTTTTGATATCAGCCATCACAGGTTGATTCAAAATGTAAGTATCGGATGTGTTAACATTACCATTATTCTTTACAGTCTTGGACTGTTGTTGTTTAAAGAATGCCAATTCTTCTTTAGTGTATGCTCGACCCATTTCACCAAACATAACAGGTGTTGGGAATAGACCATGTATGATGGGTGTAATCATATAAGTTTCTCTAATCTAAGTGTTTTGACCTGATTATCAGGTAGAACAAAGGCTCTTGCTCTGAATGATGCTGTACCTGAAAGTATATCTTCAGATTTAGTAAACTCAATAAGTTTAAGCTCAATCATGCCTTCAGCTATTTTATGTGCAAGTCTTTGTTTGATTTCATTTTCGGTCATGGTTCGACCAATTGTATCATAGTCACGAAGTTCCCATCGGCAAATTAAGGCCTTGCCGATGAGGTCAAATGATTTGATTTCTATTTGAGGGAGATTGTTCATAATATAGTCCTAGTATTCATCCATTATATACTCACCACATACTTATTGCGGCATATGTGATAAACCCACCGTCAATGGTGGGTTTAATTTGAATAATTGCCTATGCTGACAGTTCTTCTTGTGCGTCTTGTGAGGTCACAAAGTTAATATACTTTACTGCCTCATCCTCTTCGGTAAAATACCGAACGATGGTCTGTCCGGTATATAA